GCTGTTTTTAAAAACCGATGCGATTTGCTGTATTGACTTAGATACAATCATCCCAGTTTATTTTGCCGGCAAACTAAAAAAGAAGATTTTAATTTATGATGCCCATGAATACTTTAGCCAGATGAACACGCTGGACTTTCAGTGGGATGGCACCGCTGATGACAGTATTGACCTGGCGTTTAACAAGAAGCGTGCGGATGACCGCAAGAAGTGGCTGGGTGGCTATGACCGGTCGCGTCAGTTGACGGTAACGGCTGGTGGCGCCCAGGTTAGCTATAGTAAGTTTATCCACGATGAGCTTATCCACTTTAGCAGTGCAGACAATATTCGTTCGCTGCCCAGCGTCCTGGATGGCCTCAAGCCGTCTCAGCGCAAGATTCTCTGGGCGTGCCTGAAGCGCAACCTGGTTTCTGAAATCAAGGTGGCCCAGCTGGCAGGCTATGTTTCTGAGAATGCAGCGTATCACCACGGTGAGGTGTCGCTGACCTCTACTATTGTTGGAATGGCCCAGGACTTTGTGGGCGCTAATAACATCAACGTGCTATACCCTGGTGGCCAGTTTGGGTCGCGCCTGGGTGGTGGCAAGGATGCCGCTAGCGCGCGATATATCCACACGCATCTGGAGGGGATTGCACGGGCGATTTATAAGCGTGAGGACGATGGCATTCTTGTTCAGATTGATGACGATGGGCAGCTGGTGGAGCCAGAGGCCTATTACCCTGTGCTACCAATGCTACTGGTAAATGGCTCGGTGGGTATTGGCACTGGGTTTAGCACGGATGTTCCACCACACAATCCCATTGATATCGTGGCCGTGCTACGCAAGCGCCTTTCTGGGGCTACAGCAGACCTCAGTGGGGCGGAGCTGAAGCCCTGGTGGGCGGGCTTCAAGGGCGCTGTTGTTGCAGCGCCCGATGGCAAGGGCTGGATTACTCGTGGCACGTATAGTTTTGCCGATGATGATAACGGGCATGTCCGTATTACGGAGCTGCCTATTGGCACCTGGACCCAGGACTACAAGGAGTTTCTGGAGGACTTTATTGGCGATGATGCTAAGGAGAAGAAGCCACTGAAGGATGTGGAGAATAACAGCAACGACATGGATGTGAATTTCACACTCAAGATGGACCACGACGCCTATCATGAGGCGCGGGCCTATGCAACTGAGTTTGAGAAGCGTTTCCGCCTGAGTTCAACCATTCGCACTACCAACATGGTTGCGTTTGATAGCCATGGCAAGATTCGCCGATACAACTCGGTGGGGGAGATTCTTGAGGACTTCTATGGCGCCCGCCTGGATGCCTATGTGCGACGCAAGGCTGCAGAGCTAAAGCGCATGGATGCTGAGATTCTTGAGCTACTGGCACGCCTGAAGTTTATTGAGTCTATACTGAGTGGAGCCCTTGTAGTGGCCAATCAGGAAGATGATGTGCTGCTTGCTGGACTCAAGGGTCTTGACCTCCCACCCCTGTCCGATATTGATGCGCCCAATACGCTCAAGGCATACGAGTATCTACTGCGTATTCGTATTGACCGCATTAAGGCTTCCGCTGTGACGGAGCTGCGCGCGGACGTTGCAACTGCTACTGAGGCGCGCGCAATTCTTGCCGCTAAGACGCCTGAGATGCTATGGCTAGCCGACCTGGATGTATTTATGGCGGCGTATGAGACGTTCAGTAAGAAGAAGACTGATATTATTGCTGAGGCACACAAGGCAAAAGAGTATGTGAAGCCGCCGCCTAAAAAGCGCGCACCTAAGAAGACTGCTGAGTAAGTCCAGCTTTAAAACTAAAATTATCAATTTCATAGGGGTCAGTTAATCCTTTTTCTGTTGCTTTACCGAAGGACCACCACAGTGGCGGCTTTGAGGTCCAAACCCGTGTTTTTGTATTTATTATTGCGGATGAGTCAAAATTATATAGTTTATAATTCCCATCCGTTGCTAATCCAATGTTATCTATTTTCCAATCAACATACATTATTCCCTGACTCTGTAAATGAGCTTTTGCAGAAGCCATTGCTGTTTTTATAGCGGGGTCAAAATGATTCAACGGCTTGAGCAGCTCCATATCGATATGATTTTGCTGAACGCTATAGATTGTAGCAATATTGGGATGTGGGTGGACCATAAGTATTTCTGCTATAGCTAATTCATTTGGGTCAGTAGTCATTTTACGAAAAAACTGCTTACCTTCGAATGTTTCATTTGTATTTTTTAGGCCGCTGTTATTGTAAATTTTACTACCGCCACGTTTTGTTTTGCGCTTTGATGTTTTACGCCGTGTTAATCGCATACCCTACTAGGGTGTGTGATAAATAGATTACTTGTGTTATACATTAGAAAAATTTTGTAAAGGGCTTTGACTTTGTTCCTGCACCGCTGATATTAACAGGATGACTTAATGGCACCGGAAGTGTTGATACGTCTTTTCTATATGTCAAATACATCGAAATTTCGCTTACAATTTTTGGGACACACCAATCGGCTACGCGTTTGTTCAGTTCTTCAATCTGCTCCCGCACACGTATTGGCTCGTTGCGCCCATATGTTAAATACATAGAGCGCATTATGATAAGTAATTCGTCGGTTGACTGGGGGTCAATGATTTGACCGTCTGTTTCGTCGTATACGCGTTTACGAATAAGATTTTGGATTATTTGCACATTAGGCGGGCTAAAAAATGTTTGATTTAGCGGATTGGGTTCCCAATTACCGCGAATCATATCAGCTTTAGCAGCTTCATCGCCCGTTGTGCGCCAATCGAAACCCGGCACAACGGGTTGTTGGCCGGGGCGGTCATCCTCTAAATTTACTCGTCCGTTGGAATGTGACATAGCGAACTTACCCTATATACACATGCGATGTGTTTTTAAAGATTATACCGTAGATGCAAATAAAAATGTCTGCCATATAGCATTTATCTGAAATTGCGGTCAAAACACAGAATTGAAATCTCCGACATTATGACACTTCTAGTATTTCTTCCGGTATTTCCTTTTTGCATTATTTAATTTTCTCCAGTGTTAGTATAAAAGAAATGTCTGGTCTTCGCGCTTTTTCATCCACTCGTCAAGGAAATAGCTTTTTCATTAACATTGCGAACGTGGTTAATGGAACAAACACATTCAATGAGTCCGGTGCTGCGGTATTTATCCCGAGTTTTGGAACGGGCACTGCCACTGCCGGCACCATGGTCTTGCGTGATATGGGTAAGACTATCCGCGTTCCTGGCACCAGCAACAACACTGGGCCCCAGCGCATTATGCGCAAGGTCCAGCGCTTTGACGGTGCTGCCGCCACAACTGCCTCATGGCCCGTGACCAACGGCTTTGTTGGATTCAACGGTGGTGTTGGTGGCCGCGATTCCGATGCTGTGGCCGGGTTCGAGACTTTCTTCATCGAGATATCCGAGTCACCCACCCACCAGCCCTTGTTTGTCAGACTTGGCTTTTAAATAACAAATATAGTATTTTTTAAAAATATGCTTATGAAAGTATATTTTTAATTACACACGGGTCTGCAAAAAAGCAAAGTTTCTCCGGCAGTGATCCGCGTTTGAACCAAGTTTCTCCGGCGCTTGCGTGCGTTTGAGCCAACTTTCTCCGGCGCTGGACTGCGTTTGAACCAACTTTCTCCGGCGCTGAGCTACTTTTTCATGCCTCTGAACCAACTTTCTCCGGCGCTGCCCTTTGTTTTCAAGCCGGCAAGCCAAGTTTCTCCGGCATTGGTCTGCGTTTCTTTTTTCAAAAAAGAGTTTGAGCCGGATTTCTCCGGCAATTTATTAACCTTGTCAAATTTTTTTCGCATAGATAAATATAACAAATGTCTTCCTTGGCCCGCGATCTCTCCTCCACCAAGCAAGGTAATGAGTTCTTCATCAACATTGTTGCCGTCACCCCTGGCACCCACACCTTTGATGCTACTGGCGCCGCTGTTGCTGTCACTGGTCTCCAGGGCTCCCAGGCTGCCGGTGCCCTTATCTTGCGTGATATGGGCAAGACTGTTCGCGTGCCTGCCACCAGCAACGGCAACAGCACCAGCCAGCGCATTTTGCGCAAGGTTCAGCGCTTCGACGGTGGCGCTGCGTCCACCGCCTCATGGCCCGTGACCAACGGCTTTGTTGGCTTCAACGAGGGTGTTGGTGGTGCCACCACCGACAACGTTGCCGGCTTCGAGACTTTCTACATCGAGGTCAGCGGCGTCGGTGCCCCCAAGTTTGCCCGCCTCGGCTTCTAAACACGCATAACTGTTTGTATAAATATTTTTACCATTCATTTTATAATGTATGATAAAAGTTTATAACATATTTTATATAACAATCTTTCATTTGCATAAATGCTTATTAATGCAATAGTATTTTCATTATTTCTAACTTAGCGCGCTAACTATACCCGGTTCTACTCAAAAAAATTAAGGACCCACTAACAGAGAGAACAATGGGCTTCAGTAAGGCGACTCTGAAAGTTTTAGAAAACGTCTATTGGGTTATATCCTCATTCTTGCTTGGCGCTGGAATTTACATTACCTGGAAACGTAACAAGCAAATCGAGGCCGTGTTACTTACAATCATCGGCTTTAGTGCCATCTTCTACTATTGGATTAAATGGTTCAAAATCAGGAGCGATGACGGTCTATGGCCTCCCTACATTAATCCTTGTCCCGACTATTTAACACTTGTTTCACCAATGGTTGTCGGCGGCTCTGACTCGGTGTGCATGGATTTCGTTGGTGTAAGTCGCCAACCTAAGGTATTCAAACGGGCGAAATCGTATGAGATACCACAAGCGTCCGAGCCAGATTTTGAAAGCTTCATCTTCAAGCCCGAACCCCGCGGCAATTCTACTCCCGAGGAATACAACAAGATAACATGTTTGCGTGTTCAGTCCAAGGGGTTAACCTGGGCGGGTGTGTGCGAGTAAATACGTAGGTTATATAGATATTCAAATTACAATTATTAGAAATAATTGTAATTCTGTTGTCTTAAAATGTCCAGTATTTAAATACATGGTCTTTGTTAATAGCAATGACATCCCTATATCGTAGCGGACCTGAAATTGCAAATGTACCCAAACCACATCGGTCTAACATTGTCGGTATCTGTGTTTGTGTTAATTTTTCCGACAAATTAGCTCTTACATTAACGGCTAACAAGCCGTTGCTTGATACTATATATGTTGTGACTGATACAGGTGATACGGCAACAATTGCCTGTTGCGCTAAATTTAACGTGAATGTTTTACAATGTAATGAAACCTATATAGACGGGGCAAAATTTAATAAGTCTGGTCTAATACGATATGCTCAAAAGGATTTACATAGAATGGGTGGAACCTGGTTTTTGTATTTTGATGCTGACACACTGCTACCTTCTAATTTTTATGATATTTTAGATGGGGTTTCGAAATGGAGCCATGATACACTATATGAAATGCCACGACTAATTTATGAAAACAGTAGCAGTATAAGTGGTATAATGGGTGGGCCTGCTGGATTCTTTCAATTATATTGTGATAAACATAAATTTTATCGACCATGGTCAGCATCTGCAGAAGAGTGTGATATGAATTTTAAAGCTATTTTCTCGCGCGTTGAAGTATTAAACGGTCTTTGCAAACATATTGGTCCTACTGGAGTTGATTGGAACGGACGTGTATCCAGTGAATGGACCGAGCGGGTATAAAGCCCTTAGAACTTAATAGAAGTAATGGATAATCATATCCACGAAGACTTTTATAAAACAATTGTTGCTTGGGCGAAAACTCCTGCACCTCGTGACCCACCCGCTGTGTTTTTGTATGGGCCACCTGGCATTGGTAAAACTACTTTGGCACACCGTGCTTTAGAAGATGCGGGACTACGTGTAGTTGAATGGAATGCCAGCCAGCATCGTCACAAGGCCGCTGTTAGTGAGGCCCTGGAACCCCTGTTACAAAGTTCAAACATTACTGATTACTTTCATGAAAAGGGGCACAGGGCCCTTGGTATTGTGCTGGACGAAATTGACGGTATGAGTGTGGGAGACAAGGGTGGTTTATCAGAATTGCTGCGCTTAGTCAAAGAATACAAGGGTTCCAATGCCATTGTGTGTATTAGTAACGAATGGCAGGAAAAG